CAAGATCTCTGATTTGTCTCTGGTTGAGGCTAATCCGAGTATTGTTTTGAGAAATGCCATGCGTTAAACTTGTAATCTCCTGGGAAAGTGCGGTGAATTGACGCTCTCTTTCTTGTTCGAACTTGATAGTGTTTTCGAGTTCTTCGTAACCTTCTTTTAGTTCCTTTGCCTTATTTTGAGCGTCTGTAATTCTATTTAACCGAAACTCTTCCTCAATACTCTGAGTACAGGTGGGACAAACCGTATTTTCAGTAAAAAACTTATGTTCTTTGGTAATTGTACTTACCTTTTGAGAGATTTTACCCCTAAGATTGTTTAGTTTTACTAACTTTTTACCAGCATCAATAAGTTCATTTTGCTCCTTTGTAAAAGCATGTACTTGTTCTTCGATAGTGGCATTATCTTTCATATACACATCAACTTCCTTATCAAGACTGGAAATCTTTTCCTTGTTAGCATTGATGTTAGCATGTCCCCGATTCTCCAACTCTTCGATGAAGTCTTTCTGCATCTTCATCTTATCCTTAAGAGTATCCTTCTTAAGATCAAGAGATTTTACCTGAGACTTTTTCTCTTTGATGTTATCTTTGAGGATGTTATTCATAGCAGAGAAAATACGAATATCCAACAGGTCTTCAATAACCTCACGACGATTAGAAGAGGTCAACTGCATGAAAGGAACAAAAGTGCTACTACCCAGAATCACAATCTGAGTAAAAGACTTATAATTCAATTTGAGAATGCTTTCTTCTAGAATACGCTGCATCGCACGATCATCTGCTTCACGATGCAAAGGTGTCCCATTTACAATAATATCAAAAATAGACGGTTTAATACCGCGACGAATAAGATAATGTCGTGTATTAATGGTAAACTCAATCTCAACCACACAATCACGTTCGTTGGTTGTATTTACCAGTTGCGGTTTGTTAATTTTGCGATATGGTTTATTGAAAAGTGCAAATGTAAGTGCATCCAATATCGTTGATTTACCTGCACCATTTGTACCAACGACAAGATTAGTCCTGTGTTGATTTAATTCTACTTCCGTAAATTGATTTCCAGTACTTAGAAAATTACGCCAACGGATTTTATGAAATGTTATCATTCAAGTTTGGGGGAATAACGATGTCGTTTTGACTGACCACAGCATACTTGTAATTATACATCTTACAGGTTCTTATTGCAAGTGGTCCATCAATTTCTATAACATCCATTTCAGAATCTTCGTCACCTTCTTCTATTAGCATCGCATAACGTGTTGCATCATCTTCTTCCTCAAATAAGACTAAAACTTTTTCCCCATGCTTATTGCGTAAAGCAAAAGCACCATCTTCCCTTTTGTCTTTAAGAGTAAGAAGAAACACTACTCAACCTCGCACGCTTGTGAATATATCTTTTGCAGAATGCCTTTGACGATAGACTTATCACATTCCATTTCTGCTTCATCAATATATCTATTCAAGATGCAAATTGTATTTTCACTCTCATCCACTTCAAAATCTTCTCCTGCTTGGATATCAAAGTTTTCAACTATCTTGAGTTCTTGGATACCAGCAGAGTAGAGTTTGTCAACGAATTTCTCAAAATCTTTTGGACTGGTCTTCTTCTTGACAATGACCTTTACAATCTTTCCTTGATATTCACGAGCATCAAAGAGTTTGTAGTTGTTATCTTCGTAGTAGATGTTGTAGAAGATACGATACGGATTATTGATTGGGGTGTGCTCCATTGTCTCCGTATCAAAGATGTGAAAACCACGAGGGTCATTCACATCATTCCAAAACATCTCATAAGGATTACCTAGGTAGAAGATTTTTCCATCATCCGATCGAGTGTGATAGTGTCCCGAGAAGACCTTTTCGAACTTCTCAAATAGTTCGCAGTCCATACCGTCTTCCATGACGTGCCCGCGATGAGCTCTGAATCCGTTGAGTTCAAGGTGCCCCATCGCACAAACGCTACGTGAAGCTTTAACAGATGAGACAGTACTTTCAAAATTTTCATTATTGATCCAAGGAATAAAAAGTGTATTTAAGTTACCTAGTTTGACCTCTGTTACTTCTGGATAGACAATAACATTGTCATATTGTTTGAGAAGAAGACCAACAGAATTGACTTGATTAGTATTTTTATAATAAGCGGTATGATTACCGACAATAGTGTGAACGGTAATACCCATACTTTGCAGACGATCATAATAATTCTCTTTCGACCACTCCAACGCCCACAAGTCAATAGACCTTCGGTTATCGAAGGTATCTCCCATATCTACAACAGTTTTGATGTTGTGCTCCTCAAGATATGGGAAGAAGATATCGTCGTAAAATCTTTTAAAATGGTCGTGAAGGAATTTTGATGATTTACGGGCACCGAAGTGCTGGTCCGTGATAATAGCAACCTTCATCGATTCTTGTAAGTGATAGCATCCTTGATACTATTATAGTCCGAACTGCTACCAGAAAGCAAGCTATCATCCACCATCATGACTTCATCAAAACCAGTACGCTCAATAATTTTGGTCTTGATTTCCAGTTGCTTCTTCTCCTTCTGTATGCGTCTCAGGAAGGCGTAGTGGATAATCTGAGTAAAGTAAGCAAAAGGGTTCTTAGACTTCTCTGGGTCGAAATTATGGATGTATTGGACGCAGTTTTCAATACCATCGGAAATCATATCATCCCTAAACATGTAATTAACAAAGTTAGGTTTGTATGACAGGTGAGTTGCAATCTTTAGGAAACAATCACCAAGGTAGTTTGGAATAGGTGGCTTACCTTCCCATCTTTTTGCTCTATCTTCTTTGGTTGGTTCTCTACCGTTGATCTCAAAGAAATTTTTTTCTACTTTAGAGCGATAAACAATTAGTGCTTCTAGCAGTTCCTTGTTATTGACATAATGTTCTGATTTCTTTCTAGACATAACATTGGTTTTGTAGATAACTTTTCGTTATGTTTATTATACCACACTATTAGGGCTTGACAACATCTTAAATCATGTGTAGACTACCTTTGTCCGGGTTGAAGAGTGAGGTATAGCTTAGCTTTCTTTATTATCTTTAAGTCTATAAAGATTCTCTAGCATTTTCCTAGCATCTTCTACTGATGATAGATAACCCATTTTATTGGTTATTGTTGTTTGATTACTTGGAAGAGAAGAGTTAGATACTTCTTCATCTGCAGCAGACTCTTGAAGATATCTATTGTAAAACATAATCATCTCTTCATCTTTGACTTCAGTCATAGTAATTATCTTATCAGGTTTTACAATAAAGAAATCATCAGATGGTATTTCCATCCATGGACTTATTCTTAAAGATGTTCCATGAGGTGTTCTAGCCATTTTCATTATGACTGGATTTTGTAGTATTAGTACAGGATTATCCTCATTTTCATCAATAGAGACACATGAGAATATTTCTTCACCTGTAACTAATTTTATAACACTATAGAATTCGTCTCCCATTAGTTTTTAAGCGGAATGTTTACAATGTCGTAATTAAAGTTTTCTTCGTTATAAACTTTAATTCTTTCTATTAGGTGATTAAGGGTATAATTTCTCCTAGACTTGTAGGAAATGTCGTCAGCAATATCATATAAAGTTGCTTTTGTCTTGTTATTGCCTTTTCTGAGGACTCTTCCAATACTTTGCAGATTTCTAATTCTGGACTTTGAAGGAGAAGCAAAAATAACATTGTGGAGATTCTTGATATTAATACCAGTAGAGAATGTTCCGTATGAAGCGACGATAATCGCGTTGTTTTCTCTCTCCGTAATCTCCCTTACTTTTTCTCTGTCTTCAGTTGCCACTCCACCATGAACGAAGAAGACATGACGCCCGTCTGCCTTAGAGTTATTTATTAATTCATAAAGCGGTTGTCCGTGCCCTTCAACACGGGAAAATAATATGAGTGTATTGCCTTTAAGATCAAGGGCAAGGTTACGTATAAACTTGTTTCGTCTGTCATGATTGATAATGTACTGAACTTCTTCTTCAAAATTTTCAAACTTATGTGCAGGGTGTTTCAATAGAAGCACGTTGATGTCTAATTTAGCAACGTGTCCTTTCTTCATCAGTTCTTCTGTTCTGATGATTTTGTAGGAGGGACCGAATAAGCCCTCCAATACCCACTTATGAGTTTGTGTGCCGTCAAGTGTTCCAGTGAATCCAAATCTATACTTACAATCAGCAAGCTTAGACATTATAGATATTAAAGACTTAGACTTAAATTGGTGTGCTTCATCTCCAACGACCACATTAAATCTTGAAAAATATTTGCGGGGGAGTTTGTAGATGGACTGCCAGGTGGTGATAATCACCTGTGAGTCAGTCTCTCTTTCTTTTCCCGCGTATATTTTGTGGCAATATGAACCAACGTCCCAGCCATAGTCTGCAAAGTCTTTATACATC